GCGCGCCCTCGGCCGCCGCGCGCCCTGACGGCGGCGCCTTGGGCTTGGGCTTGGGCGCCGTCGAGGGCGCCAGGCCCGGCGCAAACGGCACGCCCCATATTTGATCGAACACCGAGCTCTCAGCTGCGCGGTCGAATGATTCAGCCACGGCATCGACAGCCACAGCGAGGGCGCCCGCGTCGCTCGCTGCACGGCGCGACTCACGGGCCAGGCCCGCCATCCCCTCGATCACGCGGCGAAGGTGGGGCGGGATCCCGCCGACCGTGGCCTGCATCTCCTGCCACTTCGCCAGCCTCATCTGCTCGGGCATCTTGGCGAGCGCCTCGCCCAGGTCGCGCGCGGCGGCGCTCTGGGCGGCCAGCAGCTGCACGCCCATCGCGGTGCCCAGGCCCTGCGCGCTGTCGTTGACCAGATCCACGCTGCGAGAAACGCCGGTCAGGGTGTCGGCCAGGTCGTCAGCGTCGGATCTGAGCGCGCGCAGGGCGTCGTCCACCAGGCCCAGCGTGACCATGAAGCCCTCGCTGGCCCAGACAGCCAGATCGCTCATCATGTCGCCCATCGCGGTGGTGGTCTGCTGGGCGTCCAGGCGGAAGTCAGCCAGATCCACGCCGTCAAACTGCTCGCCCAGGGCCTGAAGCGCGGCGGGCAGGGCGACTTTGAGGCGCCGATCCATCTCGTCAAGCTCGCCCACGGCCACGCCGGTGGCGTCTGCATATGCCTGGGTGAGCCCTGTGATCTTGTCGAGGTTGACGCCAATGTCGACCAGGCCGGTGGTGCGGCCTTTCAGCGACGACTCGATCACCTTGGCCACGTCGAGCACCCCACGGTGCTGATCGATCGCGGCCTTGGTGGCCAAGTCCAGCAGGCGGGTGGTGTCATCGACAGACACGCCCAGGCGCGCAAAGCGGTTAAGTACTACCTGCAGGTCTGTCGCCTCCACCAGGCCAGCGGTGGCACGCTGCGCGTCGCCCAGCACCTGCGCGTGGTCGGCAAACGCCTGCGCGAACCGGATCCCCACGTTCGCGGCCTTCTCACCGCTCACCGCGAAATCCTTGAAGCCACGCGCCAGGGCGCCGATCGCCAGGGCGCCGATCCCCAGCTGCCCCATCGACTTGACCGTGCGCGAGACGCTCTTCCCAAGCTTGCGCAGGGCCGTGCGCTGGCGGTCGAATACGCGCGCCGAGCGCTCGCCCGCGCCGGTCAGCTTGAGCAGCTGCGCCTCATTTGCGCGCATCCCTGCCTGTACGCGCTTCAGCTCAGCGATCGCGTTGCCCTGGGCGTCAACCGCGATCAGCAGGGTGTCACCCGCCATGGCGCGTCCCCTGCTCCATGGCGTGCGCCTGGCGGTCTGCCATCATCGCGCGCAGCTGCGACCAGACGGCAGGCACCCACGCGGCAAAGGTGTCAGGCCAGCCGCTCAGCGGCGCCAGCTTGCTCGACGCCTCCAGCTGCGCGACGCCCTGAACATACGGATCGGCCATGGCCTCGCGCAGCGGGCAGCGCGCCCACTCAGCGCCCAAGTATGTGCCGCCCCTGGCCTCACAGATCGACGGATCTGACGCGCACGCGGGATCGCCCTCAGCGCAATCGAGGCCGCTGCGCGCAAGCACGTCTGCCCACACCAGCGCCCTCAGACGCTGGCGCCGATAGGGTCGGGCGGTGCCAAGCTCAGCTCGAAGATAGCGCCGCCCAGGGCGGCCAGCTCGGCAGGCGGCAGGCGATCTAGCAGCTCGGTCAGCGCCGTCGCCGCCGTCTCGTCGAGGCCGGGCGCCTTGGCGCGCGTCACGCACATGATGCAGGCGTCCACGCTCACCGCCGCAGGGCTGTCTGATCGCAGGCGCAGCACCTCGCTGGCGCGCATGGGGCGCACCGTCATCACCAGCGCATCGCCCTTGACGGTGGTGCACTCCGCTGGGCTCAGCCAGCGCACAGGGCCATCGTCGCAGACCACTGACGGATCGGTGGACGCTACCAGATCGATCCGATCTGACGTTCTGAGCAGTGGCAGCATGAACAGCACCTCGCACGTGGTCGCATCCTCGGGCTCCTACATAAACGCGAGCCGCACCGGGGTGTCAATTGCGCTGCTGTTACCGTCGCCTGTGCCGCCGTCGGCGTCGTAATAGCCGGGCTTGATCGTGTGGGTGATGCTAACGATCCCCTCGCTGTCGCCCAGGGTGCTCTGCACGTCTACCTGGCCAACGGGCACCAGCAGAGAAAACGCTGCGCCGGGCGTGCCAGTTCCAAGGTCGGCCTGGAGGTAGCTGTAGGTGTCGCCCGGCGCCTTGATCTCGCCGTCACCGATCGTGCTGGCGAGCACTTCCATATTGATCGTCACGTCGCGCGAGGTGACCACGTATTGGCTCACGCCCTCGCTGCTGGAGTGATTCAGCACCGCTGAATACTCGCAAGCGATCTCGATGCTCATGGACGCCACGTCAACGCTGGTGCCGCTGCTGCGCACGAGCGCGCCCGTGGCACCGGTCGAGGCCGGCAGCTGCGGCAGGCTGTACGTATAGAGGCCAGGATCGCCGCCAGAGCCCACAAACTCCCAGTCGGCAAACTGCAGCTCGGCCTCCAGCACAGGCTGCTGCTTGGCGTCCAGCGTGATCTTGGCGCTCGTCACGAGGCCGTCGAACATGATGATCCGCGAGCTGGCGTCAGCACCCAAAAACTCCATCGACAGCGGCACAGAGGGCTGACCGTTGCTCAAAAAGTGACTGATCGAGCCGTACACCGGGCGCCCCGCGATGGGCGAGCTGGGCGCGTTGCTGGTCAGGGTGGTCACCGCACCGCTGACCGACTTGACCCAGCCCACGATCAGCGTGCTGTCATCAGCGGCGGAGCTGGCCAGCACCGCGTCAGCGGCCACGCTGGTGGGGCTGCCGCTCAGGGTCAGATCGGGCGCGCTGTAGCTGTCCACGGTCTTGCCCGCGACGCCCGTGGTGTAGTCGGTCCCGCCGAGCGCGTATTCCAGGATCAGCGAGTCGACGTGCTGATCGCTGCTGGTCGGGTCAGCGCCGGGCGTGGTGGCGCTCCAGCCATGCAGCGGCAGCTTGACGCTGGCCGTGGCACCCTCGCGGCTGCCGGCCGCGACGCGGTGCTGGTGATAGCCGCCACGGTAGGCCTCAGTCATGAGCGCCTCGCGCGTCAGCGAGGGCGTGGTGATCTCGCACTCGGCATAGGCCGCAGCGCCAAAGGTGGTCTGTTTTGTGCCCCATGCGGCCTGCTTGGCCAGCGAGACGCGCCCCAGGTTTGATGGATGATAGGCCATGTCTAGCTCACTCCGGTCAGGCGGTAGGTCACGTCAGCTGATATGCGCGCCTCGATGGCGCCGTCTCTCTCGTCAATGTCAAGCGGCTGTGTGGCGGCAGCGTATATGTCAGCCGCCTGGGTGTGCAGCCTGACCAGCGCGCGGTCCACGCGCTCCATGTCATCCGACACACGATCCAGCGTGGCCGCACCTGCGGCAGAGTAAAGCACGGTGACGGTAAACTGCGCGCGCAGGGCGTCAACGGTCATGAGATCCGCACGGTTTGGCGGGTCGCTCAGGTCGACAACGAACACGCGATCAGGCGCGCGCAGCCCGTCGCGCAGGGCGGTGTCGACGTGCCTGAACACGTCGCGCCCGCTGGCCTGGGCGTCTGGCGTGATCGCCTCGATGGCCGCGATCACGGCGTCTCTGACCGCGCTCGCCCTCACCTGCGCACCACGCGCATGGTGTACATGGGCGCCACCTCGCCAGCATCTACCGCGCCATCGTCATCACGATCGATCCAGTTGTTCGCGACGGCTTCGGCGATGAGGCGCCGCAGCGTCTGCTCTTGATCGTGCTGGTATGCCGTCGGGTCGTACCCTGCAGGCACGAGCGCGTCACTGGTCGCGCACTCCAGCCGCAGCGCCGCCAGGCCCGCCGACTCAAACACGGATCGATCGCCCACCATGTGCGGGTAGTTTCCGTCTGCGCGCAGGATGTTCCTGACCCGCTGGCTGGCTCGCCGCGCCAGCTCAAAGTAATGGCCAGAGTCGAGCCCGGTGGCGTAGCCGGGAAAGGCCAGCGCCAGATACCGCGCAGCGTCGTCGCCGCTCACCGCGTCGGGCCAGGGCGTCTTAACCACGTCAACGATCGTGCGATAACGGCGCACCGTGCCGTCGCCGTCAGTCACAGACCACTCAACGCGGTGATTGAGCCCGCGATCTGCGGTGTCGGCAGCCGTCAGCGGTGCTGACACGCGTTGGCCCACCAGGGTGTCACCGACTGCCAGGGTGCCCGGTGGCGGGTGCTCCAGGGTGATCGTGGTGCCTGACACCTCACTCACGCCCACAGAGGCCGCCCAGCCGCTGGCGCTGGTCAGCCAGTAGCGCACGCCGGGCGTCATGCCCGTCGCGTTGTCCACCGTCATCGCCGTCTGGGACGTGACGGTGGCCACGGTCGCGGTGCCTGCATCACCGATCGCGTCCACCGTAACGGTGGGCGTGGCCAGGGCGGTGCCGCTGGTGCCATAAAACGTGGCCGTGGCGCTGACCGGCGCGGCGGTGTCCGGGTACTCTGACACCGTGGCAGCCGCGTCCTCTGTCACCTCGATCGCCATCGGCCCTCCCTGGCTCGGCGGTGGCGCCAGGCCGTCAGGCCCAGCGCCGCGCCGTTACTAGGACGGGTTACCGGCGATCCCGATCGGCTCAGGCTTGGCATCCACCGCCAGAGCGAAGTCGACGACCAGCTTGCGGGCCAAGGTGTCGGCGTCCTCGGTGATGCGCAGAACCGGCGGCAGGCGTTGCCACGCCACCAGGCAATTCTCCAGCTTGGGCAGCAAGTACCACGCGTTCGTGTCGGTCAGCCAGGGCGCCACCACGATGTCAGCCAGCCCCATGTACTGGCCCACCATGTTGTTTAGTCCCTGCGAGGGCGAGGCGGCGCTCGACGTGTCGGAGGCGCTGCCCACGGTGGTGGTCACGCTGGTCAGCGTGTACGTGGATCCGACAGCGGCCATGGCGGCCTCTTCGAGATCGGGCGGAACCACCAGGGTGAAACCACCCGCCACGAGGTCATAGGGCGCGCCGGTCGAGTCGACCCAGGCCCTAGCAGACTTGACGGCGGCGGCTACACCGGCCGCGTCGAGCGCGCTGGTGATGTAGTTGCTGCGCGTGGTCGGCCCGCCGCTCGGCGTGCCCGGCACGGTGTGATCCGTCGCGAACAGCGTTTTCGGCGTAGGCAGGCCGGTGGTGACCGTGCCGCCCACCAGGCCGCCCTCCAGCGTGGTGTAAACCTGCTTGGCATAGGTGTTAGCCACGGCGATGCCCATCCGGCGCGCCATGTCGGCCACGAGGTTGGGGATGATCTCCGCGTCGAGTCGGCCCACGGTCACCATCGATCCGTACTGCGCGATCGCGATGTCCTTGGTGCCACTCGCGCCGGCCGCGCTGGCCGTGGCGCTCAGGTCGGCCGAGCCATCCCAGCTGGCCACCTCGCCCAGCGAGGCCATCGAGGTCATGCGCAGAGCGCCAGACTGATCCGTGCGGAAATCCGCCACGCGGCGCCAGTGATCCGGGATCGAGGCCAGGCCGTCAACATAGTTGATCGTGGCAATAGAGCGGGCGTTACTCGAAGAAAATGCGGTGAGTGCCACGGGACAGCCTCCAGGTGTGTGTGATCCGTCAGACGCCCAACAGCCTAGCCCACCCTGCCGCGCACCCGCTGGCGATCACCCAAACCCGCGCCAGGTCACCGGCTTACGGTCACAATGCCCTCGCGCACGGCGCCGGTGGCGCCTGGGATGCGTGCCATCTCATCCTTCCAGCTGTCGCCCACGCTGCGCTCGATGCGCTTGCGCAGCTCGCGCTTGCGCTCGTGGAGCATGCGGTAGGCCTGGTGAGGGATGCACAGGTACAGGCCGCCGCTGTCGCCGTCGGCCGATTCAAAGCCAACTTTCTTTAGCCCCTGCGGCGCGCTCTGGTAGCCCATGCGTCGCATGTTCGCGGCCAGCGCCTCGGCCCTCGGCGCGCCGCGCTGGCCGCAGCGTGTAAACACCCAGCCCTTGGCATAGTCGTCGGGCATCCCATACCAGCTGCCAATACTCATGCGCTCGGCCTGATCGTGGGCCTGGAAATACTCATTGAGCTGCAGCAGGCTCTGCGCCTCGGCCTGAGCCGCGCCAGCGTTGATCGTGGCAGCAGCGTCCAGCTTGCCGCCCCTCTTGCCGCTCATTACTCGCCCCCGAACGTCGCGCGCATTTGCGCGCGGTGAAAGTCAGCACCAAAGGTGCCGTGCTGGCTCGACTTCATCTGCTCGTTCATTTGCGCGGTCTGGGTCGCGCCCTCGGTCTGGGTGGCGAACAGGCCGCCATTGCCGTCACGCCACGCCTGGAGCGCCTGGGCGCCGTCGGCGGTGCCCGGGTCAGCGGCAGGCGCGAGTGTCAGCAGGTGCGAGTCAGACAGGCTGGCGCTGGCGCCCATCTTGCGCAGGTAGTCGACGCGTGCGCGCTGCGCCGCGCGTGCGCTGATCGCCTCGACGGCCTCACGCGCTGATCGCGTGCGCTCCAGCTCGGCAGACAGCTCGGCACGCAGGGCGCCCATGCCATCGTCATCGGCAGGCGAGGCCGCCACCGGCACAGGCGGCGGCTCGGCCGTCAGCTGCACCGGCGGCGGTGTGGTGGCTGGCGCGGGCGTGGTGGGCTCTGGTGTGGCGGGTGCTGCCTGCTGCGGGGCGGCAGGCGGCGGGGCGGCAGGCTCTGGCGGTGTGGTTGCGTCAATGGGCGCACCAGCGACAATGGCGGCATCGCTCACCTTGCCGCCCGATACAGCGCCAGGGCCTCGCTGGTGGCGGCCATGGTCACCAGGCCGCCGCTGCGGGCGTGCGGGCGAAAGCCGAATTGGGATTGCAGGCGCGCGGCCTCGGCCTTGCCCACCTTGACCGTGTAAACGGTCGGCCCGCCATGCGTGGCCACATCAGGGCGCAGACGCGGCACGGCCTTGATCTTGCGCACCTTGGCCCTGCGCTCAGTCATCGCCGCCCCCGGTGCTGGCCAGGTAGGCGTCAGCCGCTTGCTGGTCGGCCACCATCACATACTTGCCGCCGCTGGTGCCCGTGGCCTGCCACCCGCACCTAACCATCACGGCGGCCTCGTCGGGGTCAGACAGACACGAGGCCACCGCCACGCCATCCATGGCGCGGGCGGCCTTAAGCTGCGGCAGCTTTGCCGATCGGGGCTTCTTCGCCTTGCTCACCTGGCACCTCGCTGGGCTTTCTTGAAGTCGGCGCGCACGCGCTCGATCGCCTTGTTTCTTGTGCGCAGGCGTTTACGCGCTGTCACTGATGTCTGGGCCAGCTTTAGCATGTTGACCAGCGCAGGCACAAACAGCTGGCCCACCAGGGCGTTGATCTTGGTCATGTCAGCCGCAGACACGTCGATCAGCGGGCCATACTTGTCGCCCAAGAACCGCGCCAGATCGCGGTTGTTTTTTGCCTGCCCCGTGCGCCGCCCCTTGCTGGCGCCTGCGCCGAGCAGGCCCGCCTCCTTACGGCGCCCGCCGTAAAACGAGATCCGCACGCGGGTGGGCCCCATGGGGCGGATCTGCATACTGCGCGCCAGGGTGCCGGTGTTGACCAGATTGACGCCAGAGGCGGCCTTGCTCGCGTCGCCCGCTCTGCGAAACTCGCCATACGTGCGAAACGCTGACCAGCCAGCCCAGCGCCCCGTGCTGATCCTGAACGCCTCCTGGCCAGCCTGGCGCGCTGATAGGCTGTGGCTCGGCACCCAGTAGTGCCCCTCGGCCTCGCCTGAGCCCTCACGGCTTGACCCTGGCGCGGGGCGTGCCTTGGGCCGCATGTCGCTGTACCTGCCCAGCCCTCGCCCGCTCGTGCGGCGCCCGTCCACAAACAGCCGTTTGCTGACGAGCGAAAACACCAGCCGCGCCACGTGCAGCACCGGCTCGGCGAGGCGCATCTCGTCGGGCCTGATTATCTCGGGATCCCAGCCCGTCATATTGATCCGCTGGCCTCGTCGCCCACGCGAGCTGACCTTGCTGACCGTGCGCCCGCCCTTTTTTTGACGCTTGCCCAGTCTATAGTCAGGCGCCACCATCAGGCCACCACCTCAAGCGGCGCGGGCTGCGCTCCACCGAGCACACGGCGCGCCGTGGCCTCGGTCACGCCAAGCGCCTCGACCATGAACACCACGCCGCCGTCGACCGTCAGCTGGCCGTTGCCCACGCGCTCAGCCACGGCCAGCGCGGCGACAACCTGCGCACCATTCAGCGCGGCGCCCTCGGCGCCCGTGTCGGCAGCCATTGCGGCCTTTTGCGCCAGGTTCGCGGCCACGCGCGCCTCTGCGTCCGCGAGGCTCATGGCCTCGCGGCGGCTCAGATCCTCGGCGGGCGTGGTGATGCCCATTGCCACCAGCCGCTCCAACGCCTGGGCCTGGTGCAGCTCGTCGACAATCTGCACCGGTTCGCGGTAGCTGACGGCCACGTCTGTGGGCGGCACCACCTCGACGCCGGCCTGGTGGTTGATCCAGCCGCGCACCGCCTCGGCCAGGCGCGACTCAGCGCGCGTCATCTCATTGATGTGACGGCGCCGCTCCACGTCGCGGTCCAGGTTATCCAACCGCTTGGCCAGCGCTGTGAGCGCGCTCGACTTTAGGACGGTCGCAGGGCTCATCCCCTGCAGCGCCACGCTCATCTTCAGATAGTGATCGATCACGCCCCTGTAGGCGTCGAGGCGCGGATCCGCCTGGACAAACTCAAAGCGGTGATCGGGGTCGCTGAGCCCCACCACCGTCTCAGGCCCCAGCTCGATCTCCGCTGCCGTGGCGTGCGGCACGCCGCTGAGCACGGCCTGCCCGGCTGTCTGGTGGAGCGCGACCACGCCCAGAGACGTGGCATCCTCCTGCACGGCGCGCTGGCACATCAGCAGTGTCTCGTTGGCGTGCGCCCAAAACTCACCGGGCGCCGGCAGGGCGTTGCGCAGGCGCACCGCCGGGATGAACCCCAGCGGGTTGCTGCCGTCATCAGCCCAGATCCCTTTGCCGGCCAGGTCGCCCGGCGCGTCAGAGGTCCACTCGGCGCGGGTCGGCGTGATCATGGCCGTGCCAAAGCTGGTGATCCCGCTGCCCACGTCGCTGCCCACCGGCAGGCGCACAAACCACCTGGACACGTCGGCCTCATCGTGGCTCGTCGGATCGCCAAGCTCAACCGCCTGATCATGGGGCGGCGGCACGAGAAAACGCACACCGCCGCGACCATCAGGCCAGACCCAGACGGTGCTGTTATTGAGCGCGCACAGCTGCTGGTGCGCGCTCAGCAGCACATCGTTGGCGGCGCCATTGCGATACGCGCCCAACATGCGCTCGGTGGCGGCCTCGTCCAGGCCGTCAAAGGTGCGCTGCGGCGGGTTTAGGTAGAGCTGCGCCTGCTCCATTGCCAGGCGCCGCACCAGCGGCACAGGCTTGAGCATGTGCTTGCCATAGGTCACGGGGAAGCGGCGGCGGCGCTCGTCCTCCACGTCACGCATGTCGCTGCGCAGGTACTGCCAGAGCAGCCGCGTGATGGTGCGCCAGGCGGTGCCGCCGGCGCGATCCTCAGCGGAGGAGGCGGCCGTGGTGGCCAAGTCGAGAGGTGCGGCGACTGCCATAGGTGCGGTCCATGGTGTAGGTGGATCTGCTCTGCTCGGCCATAACCACGGCTGCCATGCGCAGGCAGTCGCTGGCGTGATCGTGCACGCCGTCTTTCTGGGCTCTCATGGTGTCGATCGTGCCGTCGGCGCGCTGCTTGTATCGGTAGTTCAGCATGGCTTTGATGAGGGCGCGGCGGTCCTGGCGGGCCGCGATGCCCGCCGAAAGGTATAGCATGGGCGGTCCGTCGACAGGATCGAGGAGCGAGTTAACCACGCCGATCCCTGCCACGATGCTCTGCTCTTCGCGGCTGCGCATCCGGCTCACCTGTGCCCTCGGGAACTGCTGCACCAGCCAACTCATCTCAGAGCGCACCGCGCGGTCACCCACGGCCCAGCTGGGCGGGCGGCGCAGCTCTTTGCACCGGCGCTCGATCATGTCGCGGAAGCGCATGGTGCTGGTGCCGCCGTCTGGGCACAGCTCGTCAAACACCACCAGCGCGCCGTCGGGCAGGATGGCAATAAACAGCGCGTGTGGGTTGGCGTGCCCCCAGTCACAGACGATCAGGTAGGGCGCCTCTGCGTTGTGCGTGTAGGGGCGAACGTGGTCGTCGCGGCTGAACTGATACACCGCAGCGTGCGGCTTCAGGATCTCGCCCAGCACCTCGGCGCGGTATAGGCGCTTGGAGTAGCTGCTGCGCATTTGCCGCACGTAATCATCAGGCAGGTGCGGGTTGTCCAGGCTGCTGGCCCTGATGGTGTACCAGCGGCGCAGCTCGGCCTGCACCTCGGCCTGGGCCAGGCCGCGCGCAGCGTGCCTGCGCTCGATGAACATGGCCGGGATCCCGCGCAGGCCCTTGGGCGTGGTCGTCGCCCACAGGGCGCGCATCCTGGCGCGCGGATCCCGCAGCCGCCCCTGCAGCACGTGCCAGATATAGGGCGGGTCAAAGCTCACCTCGGATTCATCGATGCAGGCCCAGGCGAGCGTGCGCCCGCGCATATTCTCGATCTTTGAGAAGCTCCGCCAGCTCACGGTGCCACCGCACACCAGCTGAGCCTCCAGGCGGCTCTTGACCATGCGCCGCACCAAGGGGAAGCCGGCGCGGTGGAGCTGCTCGATCGCCTGCTCCCAGTCTGGCAGCAGCGTTGAAACGCACAGATCGTAGGTCGGGCCAAGCACCACCCCGTGGCAACCAGGATTACAGATCGCGTGGATCATTTGCTCCCTGACTGACCACGCGGTTTTGCCCGAACCCACGCCAGAGCAGAAAAGTTTAAAGCTAGTCTGACCGGGCGCCGCGCCGGCCAGGTGCGCGCGCAGCTGGTGCGGCAGCGGCACATAGTCGGTGGCCGCGCCGATCAGCCGCAGGGCGCCCAGGCGATCGCTCGAATCGCCCAGCCGCTGCCGCAGGCCGAGCCACCGCTCGCGGTGGTTATCAAATGAGATCGTCACCGGTGTCAGCCTCGTCAAGGTGCACGGCGCGCAGCTCTGGCGGCACCTGCACCATGGCGGTGGCCGCGTCGCCCACGCCGCCGCTGACGAGCGCTATGCGGTACAGCAGCCGCAGGTGCTGGCTGATGCGCGGGGCGGCATCACCGCCGGCGCTCTGGTCGAGCAGGTCGGCCATCAGCTGCGCAGCGGTCACGGCGCCCAGGTCGCGCATGGTGAAGCCGCCGCGCCCCACGATCTCGTCGACGCGCTCGGCGATCTGGCGCGGGTACAGCGCGCGCACGCTGGTCCACGCGATCGGCACGTCGGCGGCTGACTCGGCCAGGCGCAGCTGATCCTGGCCCGTGCGGCTGGGCCCGCTCACCCGCCCGCCTCTGACGCAGCCACCAGCCAGTCGCGCAGCCAGTCAGCCGGCACGTCGCTGACGCTGGCGGCGTGGCGCCTTGCCTCTGCGATCGCGTCGGCATCGCGCGCCGCGTCAGAGCCCACGCGCCACAGGTGCCGCCAGATACAGGCGGCCACCCAGTCATGCAGCTGATCAACGTCGCGCCAATCCGCGAACGCCTGGCGCCCGGTGCCCACTTGACGCACGAGCGCGGGGCGCGCGGCGATGGCGGCGGCCGTCTCGCTGGCCGGGCTGCCGCAGTAGGCCGCCAGCATCACCAGGCGGCGCTGCGTGCGGCGCAGCGGGATGCCCTCGGCGTCGCGGTCGAACGCCCGCAGCAGGCGCCAGGTGTCGGTCAGCACGTACCTCAAAGGCCCGCCATCATCCTAATAAACGGCTCCAGCCGCAGGCTGACCATCCACTCGGATCGATCGTCGCGCCAGGCCACCACCGGCTCACGCCCGTCGGTGTCGTTGCACGCCTGGCGATAGGCCGAGCGCACGTTCACCTGCTTGCCGCGCTTCACCTCGATCCAGGCCGGCAGGCCTGGCCCGTCCACGTCGCAGCACCTGGCGCCTGCTGTCTGGTCGGTGCGCGCCACATCGTAGCCGGCGGCGCGCAGCAGGCGCGCCACCTCCTGCTCACCGCGCTTGCCCTTGTTTCTGCTCATGCTACCCATCGTCCACCTCCAACAGCCTGGCGCGTGCCTCGATATAACGCACCCGCTGGCCGGCCTCGGCCTGGGCAACCTGGGCGCGCGCCTCGGCGGCCATCAGCTCGGCGCGCTTGCCGGGGTCCATGAACTCCGCTGGGGCGCGGCGGGTGAGCAGCCAGCTGGCGGCGCGCCAGTCGGTGTCGGCGGCCTGGGCGACCTTGGCCACCAGGATCGCCACGCTGTCAGCTTGGGCGCACTCCATGGCGCGCAGAAACTCGGCGTGCTTGCCGCCCTTGCACTCACGCCCACGCTGCAGCCACGAGAAAACGGAACGATCGCTAACGCCGGCGCGCAGGGCCGCATACTTGATCGGCAGGCCCTCGCGCACCGCGCTGGTCAGCTCATCCACCACAGCTGGCGTCATCTTGGTGCGGCGCGCCATCAGGAGGGCGCCACCCAAACACGCCCCCCAGGCCCGAATGTGCGGCGATTAAACGGCAGGCAAAGTAGACCCGCTCCCCGTTTAAACTTAACGGGGGGGTGGGGGGTAACGCTTTGAGCCGCGCCAGGCCGCGCGCGGCGCCCCAGCAGCGGCGCTGTGGGCCATTTGACTCGTGCTGCCTTGCCCCAGCGGCGCAGCTCGCGCAGGCCACCGGGCAGCGCGCCGTCACATCGCTGGTTGCCGCGCTGCTCGACCGTGCGCCAGCGCGGCCCGCGATTGACGCGCATCCATGCGACCACCCAAAGGTCCACGCGCTTGCCGCAGGCGCGCCTGGTGGTGCGCAGCGCGTTGGAGATCTGCCCCAGATAGACGCCTGCGGCGCTCATGGCGTCGCGCCTGTCAGCACCCGCGCGCACCGCCCAGGGCCACAGCTGGAACCAGCCCACGGCTTTGGCGATGCGCTCACCTCGCACCTCACGCCAGTCACCCAGCGCGTCAGCGGTGCAGTGTGACTCGCTGCAGGCTGTGGCGGCCAGCAGGCCGCGCAGGCGCTCGGGCACGCCGGCGAGGCGCTCCATGTCCAGCCACGCGGTGACGGTGTACGGATCACAGCCGCACTCTGCGGCGGCCTCGACCACCATGCGCGCGCGGCTCGGTGCCTGGCCGAGCGCCGCTGAGCACAGCCAGCCCGTCAGCATCACCAGCGCCACCACGATGGTCACCGCAAGCACCGCCGCGCGGCGCTCGTGCTCGCGCGCCCTATCATGCCACTCCATCGTCACCACCCAGCAGGCTCAGCTGCGCACCCTCCAGGCCCAGCATGGTGCGCCACTGCGCCACCTGGGCATCGTCAGGCGCCACCCTATCCACCCACTCCACCGCTGTCACGCCACGCGCCTCTGGCAGCCAGATGGCCCAGCAGTGTGACGAGGTGTCAGCCTTGCCGTCGCCGGTGAAGCTGATGCGCCCACGTATCCACAGCAGCACGTCAGGCGCCAGGTCGCTGCGCTCGCCCTCGCCCCACCACGTCACGCGGCTCAGCATGGCGCCCACCACGCCGTGCTCTCGACTGTGCGCCGCGATGCGCGCGGCGAAGTCGCCCAGCGCGTGCCCGTATGGCGGATTCGCGATCACCGGCAGGGCGGGCCAGGGCGCGGTGAGGGCGTTTACACTGAGCACCTGGCGCACCTGCGGGATCGCCATCAGGTCAGGGGCGAACGCCGGCAGCAGTTCGATGCACTCCCAGTCATGGCCAGGCCCAAACCACAGCGGCAGCGCGCCGCGCCCGGCGCACGGGTCAAGCAGCGGCTCGTGCTGGTCAAGCACCCACCACAGGCGCTTGACCAGCGGCAGGGCTGCCTCTGGTGGCGTCGGGTAGTACTGGGTCGGGTTGTCACTCATCACTCACCCCCAAGGGCGCGCCATGCAAAGCGCGCCACCGCTGGTACTTGCCCCCCCCCAAGGGCCCTAAGCCTGTCCACCCTAGCGGCCATCCCATCAACCACTCGACCCACAGCGGGCTCAGCTTGCCACCAGCCACCGCATTCAGCGGCAGGGTCGCGCGGCGGTGCTGAGCTGGCCCGCCGTTGTTGCTGGCGTCCTGACGCGTCGGTGTCGGCAGCCATGATCGGCGCATCGGGTTGGCGCGCGACGATCCACAGGCGGGCGCGCTTGTGAGGCGCGCCGATTGCGGCGGCGCCTGCGCCGACAACACCCCACCGGCAAGCGAACCCCAGATCGGCCAATCCGCCGCAGACAACAGCGAGGTGGTGCCGGAGGTTGGGGCTATTCTCGATGAACACCCAGCCGGGCGCGCAGCCTGCGATAACTCGGAGCATTTCAAACCACAGCGATGAGCTGGGCCCGGTGATGCCCTTGTGCGTCCCGCACGCCGCCAGGTCAGTGCATGGAAACCCGCCAGACACCACGTCAACAGCGCCTCGCCACACGGCGGGCTTGAATGTCCTGATGTCGTCCCATATTGGAAAAGGGTCAAGGGCTCCATCGTTCTGTCTGGCCAGCAGTACGCCTCGGGCGTATCGGTCAATTTCAACAGCGCAAACGGTGCGCCATCCGAGCAGCTGTCCGCCAAGTATGCCGCCACCAGCGCCTGCGAAAAGTGCCAGCTCACGCATCACCGCGCACCTCATCAGCGCCCACCCACTGGGTCACCGTCTCGCCGCACGGGTGCCTGAACCGCACCTGCAGCAGTCGCTGGCCAGCGTCGTTCGTGTGCTCGTCGAGCACCTCGGCCACGTGCGTGCCCCATAAGATCACCATCACGCCCCCCTCGGCGTCTCAAACGCCATGCGTGCGCCGTTCCATCGCACCTCACCCTCGACCACCGAAAACGGCGGCCCGTGCCTGAACTTGGGCACCGCGATGGACGCGCGCTGCCGCTCCTCCTGAATGCGCATCCTCGCCGCGTCGCTGTTGGGCAGGATCTCTGGGCGCATGTTTGGGCGGTGCGGGATCAGCGCCACGTCAGCGTCAGCCGCGATGGCCTGGCTGCCCCTGGCGTCGCTCAGCTTGAGCGCCGAGCCGTCGCCGCGCGCCGCCGCGCTGGTGGGCTGGCTCAGCGCGATGGCCGCGCAGTCATACTCGATGGCGCAGCTCTTCATCATGCGCGAGGCCGCCGCGATCTCGGCCTCGTCGGTGGCGTCGCGCCGCCTGGTGCCGCCACGGCACAGCTGGAGATAGTCCAGCACGATGAGCCCCAGGCCGCCCGCGCACTCGTGCTGCACCCGCTGACAGCTCAGGCGCAGGGCCTCGGGCGTCAGGGTGTGCGCGTGCTCGATGTGCAGCTGCCAGTGCGCGGTGTCGTCGAGCGCCTTGGTGTACGCTGACAGGTCGCGCCGGCTCAGGCTCTGCAGCCCACGGCGCGCGATATTGAACGGCACCGCCGACAGCTGGCTGATGAGCCTGCCGCACAGGTCAGCCGCTGACATCTCCAGGCTGATGAACAGCACCGCGCGCCCGGCCTGGAGCGCGCTCAGCGTGTAGCTCAGGGCCAAGCTAGTCTTGCCCACGCCGGGCGCGGCAAGGATCACCGCCAGCCAGCCGGGCTGTATCGTCATGCGCTCGTCGAGCGCCACCACGCCAGAGCGCACACCGCCCCCCTCGGCCTCACCCTCCAGGCACCGCCGGTGGTGTTCGTCAAAGCCGCTGCGCGCATCCTCGGCCGTCGTTGGCACCAGCACCTCGGTCGCTTGGCGCACGGCGCGCTCAGCCACCGCCGGCAGCTCTGTGGGCTCGTTGTCGGTGTCATAGGCCAGCGCCTCCAGGCGATGCGCTGCCGCGATCAGCTCGCGCCGCCCACGGTACTGCCTGACGATCAGCGCGTAGGCGTCCACGTTGCCGCTGGTGCCCGCGCGGTCGAGCACCTCGCTGAGCCCTCGAAAACCCACCATGTCCCAGGTGCTCGCCTGCTGCAGGTACGCAATGATCAGCGCCTCGTCACAGGTGCCGTGCGCCTCATAGGATCGCACCACCGCTTCCCAGATCGCGCGGTGGCGCGGCACATAGAAGTCGGCGCCCTCCAGCGCTGTGGCCAAGTGCAGGCACGCCTCCGGCGCCACTATAGCCGCCGCTATCACCTCGCGCTCTGTGGCCACGTCATGGGGCGCGCGCAGCTCGGTGCCGTCCACCACCGCCAGGCCCCCGCTCACGTCAGGCCCCGCTCTGCGCGCATCGCTGCGCGTTTCTTGGCCAGGGCTGTCACCTGTGCCCGTTGCTCATCCGAAAAAGAAGAAAAAGAAGGCCTCGCCTCGCGCGCGTCAGCGGGCGTCTGCGCACCCGCACGTGAGGGCGTCGTCAGGCTCTCCTCTTCTCTTCTCTTCTCTTCTCTTCTCTTCTCTCGCGAGTGCGTGAGGGCTAGCGCATCGCTAGCAGGCTGATAGCACGTTGCTAGCGCATCGCTAGCGCCGGGCGACTGCTCGCCATCTGTGCCCGCCTGCGCGGGCGGATCCTGGCCGGCGGCGGCCCCTGCTAGCGCATCGCTAGCAGGCTGATAGCACGTTGCTAGCGCATCGCTAGCAGGCTCGATCCAGGCCACCCAGCCACCCGCCAGCAGCGGCTCCAGGTCCACCGCATCGGTCGCCCCGATCTGCCTCGCCAGCCAAGCAGGGTCAGCCGGGATCCGGTTGTCTGTGCGCGCGGCCACCAGCCACAGACCTATCAGGTGCGCCTTGCTCGCGTCGGGCAGCTGCGCCCACTCGTAATTGCTCAGCAGCGTGCGGTGGAGTTTGATCCACGTGGGATCGCGGTCCTTGTAATGCTGCAGGTTCGCCCAATTGGGCACGCTCAAATAGTGCACGTGTCACCTCCGCGCGGTCAGGCTACGCGTCGCCCGCCCCAGCAGGCCAGCGCGCAGCGGTTACTGTCTAGAACGGTATGTCATCATCCCGATACGGGTTGTTCTGCTGCGCCGCCGGTGGTGCGTTGAAGCCGCCATGCTGCAGCTGCGGCTGCGGCTGCGGCTGAGCGGGCGGCTGCTGCGGCTGAGCGCGCACCGGCTGCTGCTGCGGCGCCTGGCTGTACTGCGGCGCGGGCGTGGCCTCGACGCTGGCGTGCTGCGGCTGCGTGCCAGGGTCGCGCCAGTAGTCGCGATCGGTCTTGGGCCGCTGCGCCGCGTCAACGCTCGGCACGCCCAGATCGGCCACGCGCACGCTGGTCCACTCGCGTCCTTGATCGTCCTTTCGGCTGCTCAGCTCGCCGTCGATCGTGACCATTGTGCCCTCGCTGATACGCTCGGCGGCTGCCTTGGCGCGCTCGCCAAACATCACGCACCGCGTGTAGGCCTGGATCACCCGCCCGTCGGGCAGGGTCTTGCCACTCCTGATCTTGAACGTCAGAAACTCGCCCGCACGGCCCTGCTTAACCTCTGGCGGAAAGGCCACCTCGCCTGTGCCAAACACTCTCAACATGCGCACCCCTCCTTGTGTGAGCCCACACCCTGGTGGATAGACGCGCAGCGCGTCAAGGAAGTTGACCGAGATCGCGCGCCGCGCTACAAGATCCGCACACACTGAGGTGGACCATGCGACGACGCAGCCCGATCTTTTCCCTCCCCGCAGGCGCAGCCTTTGAGCGGCTGCCGTTCATCGCTGAGGCCCTGCGGCTGTACGGCAGCCGCGCGACCCTGGGTGACCTTGTGAGGCTGCTGCGTGGCTGACCAGGAAGCCCGCCGGGCCTGGCTGCAGGGGCGCAAGTCCTCAGTGGGCGCCAGCGACGTGGCGGGTGTGCTCGGCCTGGGCGATCCTCGCTGGTCCACGCCGCTGGCCGTCTGGCAGTCCAAGATCAGCGAAGACGTGGACATGGCCACCAGCGGGCCCGCCGCCATGGGCCTCGATCTGGAGCCGTTCATCCTGCGCGAACTGGGCAAGCGCCTGGGCGCGGAGGTGTACAGCGCCGAGGCCGAGCCGATCAGGCACCCCACCGTGCCGCTGGCGGTGAACCCTGACGCCATGGTGGCCGATCCTGAAACGGGTGAATGGTGCCCGTGCGAAGTCAAGTTCGCCACCGGCGACCAGCTAACCAGCTACCAGTACGATCCAGCGCTGGAATGGAACATGCTGCAGGCGTGGCTGAGCGATCCGCAGGGCGGTGCGCCATTTCCAGCCGGCACCCGCGTGGGCGGCTACTACTGCCAGATCCAGGCGCAGATCCTCTGCACGGGTGCCAGCTACGGCTGGCTCGTGGGCGTCATCGGTGCGCGTGCTGGCTACCTGCTGCGCATTGGCCAGGAGCTGCCCCACAGCACCTGGCGCCAGCTGCGCATCGAGGCTGACGAGCAGCTGCACTCCACCATCGAGGCGGCCGTGGCCGCATTCTGGTCGCAGTATGTCGAGCCGCGCGAGCCGCCGCCGCTGCTGGGCAAGGGTGATCTGCGAGCGCTCAAAGCTGCCTACAGGCAGCACGCTGACGGCCGCACCATCGAGCTGCCAGACGGCGAGGCATTTGCGCAGGCGCTCGACCAGGCGCGCAAAGAGGCCAAGGCACAAAAGGCCACCGGCGAAGACGCAGAGGCGTGGCTGCGCCGCGCCATGGGCGACGCAGAGGCCGCCGATTGCGGGCCCTACAGGGTGACATCGAAGACAAACAAGCGGGGCGTGCGCCCCATAAGGATCCGCCACACGGGAGGCGCAGAGTGAGCACCACGATCGTCGAGTACATGGATCGCCCGGCATGGCACGAGCGTGTAAACGGTGCGCTCATGGGCGTCATGTCATCGCAGGCGTTCACCGCAGGATGCCTTGCCGCGCTATCAGACGATCGCCTGCGCCAGTGCACGGCCGAATCACTGGGCTCGGCGTTCCTCAAATGCGCCAGCCTGGGCCTGCACCCAGGCCCGCAGCAGCTGGTCAGCCTGATCCCGCGTCGCGGTGAGGTCACGGTCATGCTGGGCTGGCGCGGGATCGCGTGCCTATTTCAGCGCCTGCCGCACGTGCTGGACGTGACGGCGGTGCTTGTCCACATTGACGATCCCTTTTCGATCGACGCAGCCGGCCAGGTGCAGCACCAGCGCGATCCATTCGATCGCGAGGTGACCAGCCCAGACAACTGCCGTGGCGGCTACCTGCGGATCGAGCACACTGACGGGCGGGTCAAATACCACGTGACCAGCGT